ATATGGTAATGCGTAGCTTCTTCCACTTACCACTGCCTATCGCTTTATTACTCAATGCCATCCTTTAAGCTTGTAATGTTCTAATGCTTTACACATAGATCCATATCTATTGTTATTGTATTTAATGCCCCACTCTACTTGCTTATAACCATCAACAGTAGCCAACCACTTAGATCTACCTTGTGGTATGCCATAGTGTGAACCATTACGAGCATTAGGATTCCACCTAGATTCTCTAAAATATAAATAATCTAAACAGTAAAACTCTTCTAAGTTATTAAGCTGTATAAATGCCCATTGTCTGTAATGATTTGTTTTGTCATTAGCAACGGAATAATCTTGTAAAAAGCAACTGCTTAATGCAATTAGCAATAGGGTGGCCCAAACTCTGCGCCTCCCGAGCCTAGCCGATGGCGGCTCAGCTTTTCGATTTAAGATCGAACGCTTTCTGTTCAGGGTAGCATGCCCTGTCAAATCAATCAGCATAACCGCAGGTCAGACGGCAAGTCATAATACGTAAATCATCTGTGTCAATCCAAGTCTCATCCCAGCCACCTATCATATTGACATCCAACCTATGTACTGTGAATCAGGATTATCTATAAGCCACTGCTCACGCAGCTTGTTTTGATAAGCCCAATTTATATCTGTAGATTCGCTCATCTTTGGCCACCCCATCCACTACCTTTAAATATAAGACCAGGTGCGCTATACAGCCTGGACATTTGCAAATTACATTTAGGGCAAGACATTGGTGAACTGTCATCATCATAGGATCTATGCACTGATCCATAAGTGCCGCATTCATTACAGCTGTATTCATAGGTAGGCATTACTTTGCTCCAATCAAAGCACAGGTGTGGCAGTTATTTCCTAAGAATTGCCAACTACCACACTGCGTGCATCTAGATACACTGTCGTCAGGTAAACCTATTGCTTCTGCAATATTCTTAACCCCGACAGCGCCACAATCCATACACTGATACGCCTTAAATCCTTCGGGCATATCCAGCTGATCGAGCCAAAGAAACTCGGTCTTTCGACTACAACCATTGCATTTGAATTGTGCATGTTTCATGATAATATCCTTATTGCCTACAGTGGCACTGAGTACAAACTAAGAAATTACCTGAAGTTATAAGCCTGTCATCATTACAAGCTACACAAACATCAGTAGAAGGCAAAAACTTTACCTGGTCGTTCTCTATGCGCTCCAGGTAAGGTCCGCCTCTTAGAATCTCTACATATCCCATTTACTCACCCCCTTTGCCTGACTCTGAATCATCGGGCCAAAACCAAGTGCCTGCAGCTGTAAGTCTTGCCCACTTAGCATCACATTGATCGGGTTTAGGTGCGCTGCATACATATCCTGCGTATGGTTTGTTTGTAGCCTTGGCGATGCCTTCTTTCTTTACCATATCACCATGCCTGCAAACAAAACTAACATCAAGAACTTCAGCAATTTGAGTAATGCTTTCCCCAACAGTCCAAGCAACAGGCTTAGGCTCGTTAGTATTATTTTTAGATTGTGTGTCCACAATATGTAACGCATACTCCATCGCAGCCGACTTAGATCCTGGTCTGCCATACTTAGGTGTAAATTGTTTTTCATTTACAGAGGCCATTTCTTCTCTGCTTGGACGTTTTCCTTTAGGCGAGAGACCCGCATTTGAAATCGCTCGACCAATTGCGCTTGTTTCGCAGTTAGGTAAAGCAAAATTCGCATTAACACCACGATCACTAACAGTCTCACTTGCAATCCCCGTAGAGTACGGCTTCGGATCCGCTTCCGTTCTGTATAATTTACAAATAACAATGAATCGAGACTGGCTGGCCTCAATAATCTCTGTTTCCAATCTTCCATCTGGGAACTCCTTCCACCACTTGTGTAATCTTTCATCGACTGTTTCATATTGACTTAAATCAAACGCCATCTTTCCACACTCCATCCTCATCCTGCATCGCTTCAGTTATTGTTTTAGCAATAGCAATGTATCCAAGCGCATCAGTGTAATTGTCATCGACTCGTGGATCTTCAACTTGTCTGCTGATTTTGACCAGGCACATACATATTGCAACTTCATTCGGTTGAATTGGATAGCCAAGATAAGCTGACCAGAGTTCGGCAATTCTTTTATGGTTCTCGATTGGGTGGCCATAATGAGCGCCTCTACTGTGGAGAGTTTCAATAACATTTGCAAAGAGCTTCTCAGTTCTTGTCATAGTCAAATACCTCATCTGACTTTGTCTTAGTGTTCATTAACCTGCGATGTGATTCCCAGCCCTGCGCACGGCCTTTCCAATAACCATTCTGGAATGCAGTGTCTTTAATTTCGTAGATGATCCAAGCAACGACTGTAGTAGCCACTATTGCATACATCCACAGATAACCTAAATTCTTCAATTCTTCTATTGGATTCATGCGTTCACCAAAGTTTTGCGTAAGTGGCATGGGCTAGCGTAATTAGTAAGTAAAACCCAATCGCCCGTGTTTTCGTCGCTGTGTACAGAGTAATTCTTACCTGATATATTGATAAAACCTTCTGCCAATTTTAAAGCAGCGTAATTGTCGAACCAATATGCAAACTGCCAACTAAACAATGGTGCAGGTTCAAAACGTTCTACCTGCTTCTCCCAATCTTGGCCTTTCCATTCCATTGAATTGATCCACAGCTGTTCAAAATCAGCTGCTTTTAAGTCAATCTGTATTTTCATTTGTAGCCCGTCTATACCACTACTGCGTTTCGTGGCATAGCAATAGTGTCGCACCTGTGTATGACTTTGTGGATGATTTTGGGGCGTATTTGTATAACGATTAGGTAACGATGTTACCCGTAATACCTGCCCAGTGCTGTGAATGAGCCATCCTTATTAACTGGCACCAGGGTCGGTGTCAGGGTCTTTCCAACAGCTTCTAGTATAGCAAAGCCCATCTGCCAATTAGCGCTTCCATAGCGGATATAAGAGGCTTTTTTGCGATCCATAAGATTACCTACCTCAACGCCATATAGAGTCCTAGAATGGCCGTTAATGCCCTCTGAATAGGCACTCATGCCAAGCCTGTGGCTATGCCCCGCCAAAACTGATTTTCCAAATTTCTTGGCTAAATTTAATGAGGTAACGCCCGCATGTTGGCTCATGCTGCCCTCGTCTCCATGACACAAAACCCACCCAGGGTAAAACTCATAGGCTGTTTTATGGTAGGTGATACCCATTTCAGCAAATCCCATAAACGCTGGGTATTGCAATTCAGGCAGGTTAATTAAACCAGGTACTTTTAATAAAGTGTTATATAAGCGATCAGTATGATTACTGCGGATAACGTGCATTTCTGGACTGTACTCACCGAGATCCCAGAGTATTTGCTTGCACAGCTCACGATCTGCGTGTAAGTCTTCTGAGTAAGCCAAAGGTGTTTGCTCACTCCATTTACTAATACTCTGAAAATCAATTTCATCTCCAACCACCAATACTGAATCAAACTTCTCACGCCTTGCCAACTTGATAACATTTTTTACAGCTGCTTCGTGGTGATAAGGCACCTGTAAATCTGAGATAACGAGGTATCTGGACGGCTTAATCTTCATCCTCTTCAAAATCGTCAAGTGGATTCTTTATAGGATCTTTACTATCTATGATCCAGTCTGGATAACTTGACCTATCCATCGCAAACGCTAGAGCTGTGCCTTCATCCATTCCAGATTTACGGCAAGCCATATAAACCTCATTAGCTGCTATTGCCCAGAAGTCTAGCTTTGTAAGTACAGGCTCTTTAGTAGTCCTGCGCCTACGTGCTATCTTCTTCTTAGGTTTGCGTTTAGTAGCCATATTAAAATTATGACTTACTAATTAAAATAAAGAGATCATCGACACGCTTTTCTAATCGTGTTAATTGATCCTTCATACTAGATCCACCATTAGGGCGTAACTCATTAAGCCAGCCTCTAACTAGAAAACGTAATCCGATTAGCACGCCTGATAGCACGGCGATAACGCCAGCGCCAAAGGATGCCCATTCTGCTGGACTCATTTCTTCGGAGTTGCATACCCAAAGACACCTGCTAATAATGCCCATAGAATTGAGCGATAATCAGCTGCGAAATTGGATGCTGCCCAGGCTGATAAGAATGCGCCTAGTGTTAGTACGTATGGATTTTTCATATTCATAACTTGCCCCCTAGTAGTGGTATATCGAACTCTGCGCCGTTTAGGTCGCCTAACTTTGTAAAGCTTATGTGAATGTGTTTTGTGTGTGGATTTATGCCTTTGTATCTTCGCCATTTCCATCCTAATAACTTGGAAGCGATGTGGTGATTGTGGATGACGTAAGATATGCGTTTATCGGTTTTGCCTGCGATTCGGATCTGGTCAGCCAGATAAGCACTGATCCCTTCGGATGCACCCAAGCTAGAATCAATATCAACTGCTCTGACCCACCCAAAGGTGTCTGGATTATGATCTGATTTTCTGGCGGAGTGACGGCTATCGCCCACCCACCCATCACTGGCAGTACGCCTATCTGGAAACCACGTATCAACTTGATCTCTTAACTGCACACCAGCTGCACATAATTTAGGATTCAATTGCAGGTACTATCCATTGGCAAGTGTCTTCGTTAAGCCCTGTTGCATCATCAGGTTTTGGAGGTATAAAAGCATCTCTAACCTCATCGTAGGTATAACCAATACCTGCATAATTTTTGCGAATATTTCCGTTGTATGAAGTTTTAATCCAAGTGCCACCAAGATTATCTATAAGCCATTGATAACCTTCATCACCTGCTGGATCATTATTGTCGCCAACTAATACTCTTAATACAGTATTTGTATTATCAATTTCTGCCCAATGACTCATATTAAACCGCCGTTTTCAAATAGCGAACAATTACAATTCCTGATCCACCATTGCCTGCAATGTTAATTGATCCTCCTCCACCACCACCCGTATTTGCTGTGCCCGCAGTTGCAGTGCTTGAACTTCCTGCACCGCCGCCACCAAGACCACCAGCTCGACCATAAGGACTACTATCATTTATTCCGCCGCCGCCACCTGCATAATAATAAGTTCCACCGCTTAATTCACCAGTAGATGTTGCTGAGCCCCAAGAAGAATAACTGCTACTTCCTACGCCACCATCTGAGCCAACTTTACTTGTAGATGAATTTGCAGCCGCTGCTCCAGCTCCACCACCACCACCTGATGCTCTTGAAGTTGATGGAGTTTGATTGCTTATGTTTCCACCTTTATTACCTTGACCTGATGTTGCAGCACCACCATTAGCCAAAGTATTAGTATCCCAAGCAGTTGCTCCGCCACCTGAACCACCAGAAAAACCATCTACAGCAGTTTGACCCATAGCTGCATTTCCGCCGCCACGCCCACCACCTACAACAGTTGTAAGTGAAGCGAATACAGAATCAACTCCATTTGTTTGATTACCTGGCGCCCCGCCACCTGTTCCCCCAGAACCGCCAGCACCAATAGTTACGCTGTGGTTTGTTGTTGTTAATACTTGTGATGCAAACTCTAGTAATCCACCTGCTCCGCCGCCACCACCAAACGGGCCGTTATTTCCTCCACCCGCTCCCCCTGCGCCCCCAGCAATTACTAAAATATCTGCTGTTAATGCATCTTCTGTAA